CACAGCTCATCGCTACGGCAAACAACGCTATCACTCCGATAATAAACGGGATATATGCGCTGTCTAAGACTGAGCCGTTGCCTAAATACCAGAAGCTTACCGTTAGTATAAATATCCGCAAAGCCGTATCAAACATATTAAAGAGAAGGGCGGGATTTCTCCCGCCCTTCTGATCACCTCTTAGTTGGAGTTGTAAAGTACAGAATAGGAGACATCAGATCCGCCGCCGCTATAATCCACATATATACCGGTACCCATATGAAGATTTATTGGCACGGTATATTGTTCATTCGCGACGTCCATCATGATATCAACTACAGGTGTACCCGTGGCCGATACAGCATCATATATCGCCAACCACGTTTCAGCTGTTGCCGTGTTGACAGTCACAGTTTTGATAACGCCAGCTCCTGTAAGAACCAGGGCATCTGTAACTTTTACCCCGCTTGAAAGCTCCGCAAAATCACCCGTACGCAGAGCACCCCAGGGCTCAACATCAACCGTATCGCCCGATACCCCATCAGCGATAGCAGTTATGGTTTCAACGCCTGATATACCCACCTGTGCCACTCTGGCCTTAGTAGCCGTAGTAGCAGCTGCATTTGCGGCCACAGGAAAAACCAACAAAGCTAAGAGGGCAAAAATCAATAAACGTTTCATTTTTACCTCCTTAGGTTAGATGGTTCCTGGGTTAGGTGAAATACACTTCAACACTACGACCGGCGATTTGCCCCGGCGCTTGCTAACCTTAAGCTTATGCCCGTAATATGCCCGGACACCAAGCCCGATCTGCTCGCCGTAGTCATCCTTCTCGCCGATTGGTTCTACCTGCTCCGGATAGGCCCTGAATATGGCCTGCGCACCGAAGCCGATTACGCTTGCCACGTTACGCTGTGTTACAAGCGTTCCTGCTGTGTGCTGCGCATCAGTTGTGCCTGATACACCCCTGCTGACACCTGTAAAGGTGCTAACAGTCTTTCCGGTATACTCTAAGATCTCGTCTTCGATCTGAAGCGATCCGGTCGAAGAAAAGAACAGAGTATAATTCGCCTTTGTGTTAGCATCACCGGCCACGCCGACGTAGACAGTCGATGCGCTTGTTACGAGGGTCGCAGACAAGGTCGTTTCCGGCCTTAGAGGCGTACCTTGAGGAATATCCAAGATACTGTAGTAGGGATATAGCACCATATTACGCCATATACCGACAGCCCCTTCGAACAGCGGATGTTGCCCTGTCTTTGTCCCACGGAACCTCTCCCAGGCTTCCTTGACGGTATTTACGAAGGAAGTATTCTGGTTAAGGTAGTACTCTTCCATTTCACCGAACACGCAACCGTAGATCGGTATTGTCCGGCCGTTTTGCTGCAGAGTACGAAGCGGCATTGCGCCCACGCGCTGCAATGCAAGGCGCAACATATTGATCTCGTTCGGTCCGAAGTAGTCGCCGTCGGTAGTATTTAAGCTGCCAACGGATGTATTACTTGATCCGGCGTAGATCGTGTCGATTGTGCTACTGTCAAGAATGGATGTAAACACGTCGTTGTCATACTTTCTTGTGAACCAATCCTTCAAGAGGGTACGGGCATTCTGCACCATCTCGAAGTTTGCTTGCTTTGTCGCTTTCCTGCCTACCGATACAGCGTGCCTTACGACATCGGCTGTCACGGTAAACGTCCCGATACCGAGCTTTTCCTCGTTACCTTTTAGGACGCTTTCACCTGTCACCCCGGTTCCCATCAGATGTTCGATGGTGTTAAAGGTGATCTGGTCACCTTTAGCCTTTAGGGGCCCGGTTTTGTCAATAACAGGCATGAACGTGCCTTCTTTTCCTGACAACTGCCCCCAGAATGATTCACGATTCGCGTCATGAATAATCCCCTCAGCCCAATATTCCGGGATCGCCTCATCGATTTCAGTTATTCCAGTAACTGTCATCTCTGTGGTCCATCCCTGTTGGTCTAAGAGCAGCCTAAGGAAAAGTTTCCTTAGATTGTCAAACATAGGTTTCTCCTTGTTGTTTATTTTTTGTCCGGGTGTTCTACCCGCCATTGATCATACTCTACTTTTTTGTCCGGCGTTAAAGCCAGGTATTCGTTCTTTGATAAGACGCGCATAGCACCGCTTCCACCGGGAGCACCGCCGGAACCCTTTACAGGAGAAAGAATCCTTTTATTCTCCTTACCTTTCTGCACTCCTTCGACTTTCGCCTTCTGGAGTGCTTGAGGGATTATCTGGAGTTCCTGGGCCGCTCTTAACGCGGCAGATAATTGCTTGAGCATGTTTCCACCATACTGCTCGTGCCATATCTCTGTCGCGCGATTGAAGAATGCCTCGTTGAAGTCAGGATTTTTCTTATCCAGCTGCGGAAAGTATCCTGTCATTAGCTCTTCAACTTCGGCTTTCTCTCGCATAAACGCCTGTGCCTGCTGGCGCTTTTCCTGAGTGGTGCGCTCTCTGGTTTCATATTGGTCATCGAACATATCCTGAACCATAAGCTGCATCGCCTCAAGGACTTTTTGATCAAAGAGCTGTTTATGCTGATCGGTGAAACGCTTCTGCCTTTCCTGGCCTTGCTGTTTGACTACCTCAAACTCTCCGGTTTCCTCGTTGAAACGCAAACCGCTGCGTTGCGCTGCTTGGCGCATCATCGCAAGGTTACGCTCAGTGAGCCCGGCTTTAGTCTTGAAGTTGTCGTATTCACCCTTTGTTTTGGTGAATGTTTCAAACAGCTTTGTCGCGGCTTCATTCGGGTCATCGCCGAATTCCCCGAATCTCGGGTTTGCAGGGGCTTCCCCAGCTTGTCCTGCACCACCTTCGCCTGCTATTCCTTCGCCTGCCGGGAGTTGTCCCTCTCCGCCATCTGCGGGGGCATCACCTAATCCGGCATCCGCGGGATTATCTTCACCACGTTGATCCTGTAACAGTTTCCATAACCACCACATAACTACTCCTTCTTTTATGCCGGGCTTTGGCCTTGTCCATACAAGGTTACGACGAGTCGGCTTAGTTGCACTATGATACATCCTATCGCCCAAAAAGGGGCGTAAGGTAAAACGCCATGATGATTTCTTATTTCTCTATAAAGCCATATTGCTATCCTTGACAATATAAAAGCTGGCAAGGCCCAACCACCTATAAACGCTCCGGCCAAGATTAAGAGTTTCACATCACCGCCACAGAATACTTCCTCATTATAAAGATGCGCTCCCAATATCGCCATAATTAATGCGGCAAGCCAGTTACCGGTCAGGATACATCCTGCTATAATTGCCGGCAGTATCACTATATTCGGTATACGGTAGTACATTACATCAGTTATGGTAAAGAAAGCTAATAGCCCTGCGAATATCATTCTTCCTCTTCTTCATCAATCTTAAGTTTCTTCTTGTCGTGCTTCATGCGCTCATCTTCGGAACTGTTGAGATATTCATCCCTGCTCATCTCCTGTGGTTCAGAACCGATTACCGCTTCTATCTCTGCGATAATTGCCTTTAACCTTGATACCAAGCCTGACAATGCTTTTGTATCCATGTGTCCTCCTTAATACGAATAAGTATTATATACCCCTACTCGTCCCTGCGGTTTCACAAGATTAAAGTTAAACTTCTTAGGATTTTTCCGAAGATCCTCTTCCTCTTCGGGCCGAAAGTAAAACATAGCATTCCCATAATCTTGATCAGCGACCGTTGATTCAATAAGTTTTTTTATTTCGCCGAACTTAGCCCTTGAACTCACATCAGGAAAATTACCGGACTTGGCCTGTTGATACATAGGGCTATTCTTACTTACCGCATAATATCCTTTCTGTAAGACCTCCGGTATAGTGGAGCCAAACTCTTTTGTTCTGCCGGATCGCAACCTATTAATCGCCGTCTGCGCCGTCATTTTCTGCGTAGCGATATCCTCTCCGGCATTTTCTCCGTATACCATTTGCGCTAAGGCAAGCAAATCTTCTGGTGTAAGATTTACTGATTTATTTCCCATCTTTTTTTATCTCCGCTTCCACGCCTTCAATAAACTGCTGCGGGATCCTCATTACCCACATCAGGATATATATCTCATGGTCTATATATTTAAGAGATTGAATCTCGGCATCTGTTGCCCGGTCAAGGGCGGTCAAGGCTTTTCGTTTCTTCGCCTTGTCGATATAATCCTCTATCAAAGCGCAGAATTCCTTCCAGCCGGCTTTCTCGTTATGTATCAACCGGGAGAGTTTCTGTGACTTCTCAAGCATATCCTGAAGCCATGCTTCCCGGAGCTTTCTGTTTTCTTCTTCCGGAAGGTCTTTATTGCGCTTGAATAGGCGGCCGAGCATTTTGTATCATCCTTCCTTTCAGCTGTTCAAGTTTATTTGCCATATCTATTTTTTGCCCCAATTTTCCTTCCTCTTGGCCTTGACGCGCTTGTTGCTCTTCCTGCACCCTGCCGATGATCTCCCGCTTCTTGGCGGCTTGAGCTTCCATCTGCATTCTTTGCATCTCTTGGATTATCGCCTCGCGCTTCGGCAGTATCTTCTGCCAGTCCTTAATCCCCCTGGCCACAAGGCCCTGCTTGAGTATCTCCCAAGTTGCTAACATATTACCCATAATCATAGGCTGCGGAAGGTATCTGTCCATCATGTCGTTTGCCACCATTAGATTCCACTGCTTGTCCGAGTTTTGGCTTGTCCCTTCCCATGTAAAGTCAAACTGCCCGGCTATATCATCCTGCCGCCAGTAAGGGTTTACGCCCTGTTGGTTAAATTTAGGGATATTCTCAGGCGTAGGGAATATCGGCTCTCCGCCTTCTCCCAGGATCCGCCGCTCTAAACCTTCCGGCATATCCTCGTAGTAGTAGTCGAGAGTCCATTGGCAGATTTTCTTTAAGATAAGATAGCACTTCTGCAGTACCGGCTCCCTGCCGATATTGCCTTCTTGAATAGTCCCGGCAAACTGCGTGGCGGTAGGCTTGCCTTGTGTATCCGTGGGCCGCGCCCCTACGTTCCAAGCTGAGATATTACTCAGGCGCTCGGCAAAGCCTAATAGCAGATTCTCAAGCTCAAAGCCGATATTCTTTACATCGCCTACCTCAAGTACCCGGATATCCCCTTGCATATCTTCTTCCCATATCGCCCCAGGGTATACTGCCGGCTCTTCCCAGTCTTCGCCTGTTAGTGTGCGCTTTTTGACGAATATCTTCTGCATCGCAAGCCAGGCATTGTCCATTAAGGTTTTATGGAAGTCGTTTATCTCAACTTGCGTTTTATATAATTTCTGGCATATTGAGCGTCCTTCAAATTCTTCGGTTTCCTCAAACTCACCGCGGATATATACTCTGTCCGGCCAGGGTTTGCGCCTATAGTACCAGTGGTTTATCTCTAAGAGTTCTTCTTCTTTGAAGCAGACATCGCATACCACTTCCTGCTCTATGGCCTCAGGATCGTTAAGCGCTATCTCGTTATCTTGGTTAAAAGGTAGCCGGCCGTACCAGTGGAAGCATTCAAGCATCTTCTCGCGCTCTGCGACTACCGCATCTATGCCTGACTTTTGGGTATCCTTAGAGGTTGTCCTGATCTTGGTTACGCTGTCTTTTAGGTATCTGTCCTGCTGGGCCTTCAACATCATCTCATTTATGGTAAGCCAGAATCTATCACCTTCCCAAAAGAGACGCTCACCGCGCTTGGCCGCAGGGCTGTAGACATAATCCTCAAACTTAATATACTTAAGCTGCGGGGCGTCGATCAGCTCGACATCTTTAGCCACCCAGACTTCCTGCTGCCCGGCCGGCTGGTATCCGTTTGCGATAAACTGCGCCATCTTAACCTGGGCCTGCGGGTCATCAGACAACAGCATTTGTTGATCGCCGGTCATCTGGTTCATGAATACTGTGGCGTTGTCCTTCTCTATCATTGAGTCGTATTCCTTAACCCGGCAATATTTTAGCACGGCAAAGGGGAGCTTTATCATTTGTTTGAAGAAAAAATTAGTGTTCTCATAGAGCTTTACCTTCTCACGCAGGACCATATCAGTAAAGTCAGTCACGCCATCCTGCTTAGAGATATCGCTTGACTCAACACCTTTAGCCTTTAAGAATGGCTGCTGGCTGAATAGTATGTTCATAAGCCGGGCCCAGATAGCGTCCACGATCCATTCAGTCAGGCCGACAAAGTAGTTCGACGCACCATCCCAAGGCACATCGCATTGTTTGTCCGCAATATCCCACTTAGTCATCTGTTGATATTGCTGCTCACAACGCTTGGCAAGCCGGTAGCGTTTATCATTCTTGCCGAGAGATTCTTTGATTTCCTTACAGATTATCTGCGCTATTTGCTTGCCGAGTTCCGGGGATACTTCAATTTTCGGGTCACGCGCCACGATCTGCGGAGGCTTTACTTGAGTTTGTTCTGGAGGGTACATTATATGCTCCTTATTGATTTGAATTTTCTTTTGCCCTGCTTATACTTAGAAAGGTAATATTCATAGCATTGGCGGTTGCAGAAAAACTTCCCACCTTCCTGATAGCTTGTATCTCTATCTATATCATCCTTACAGTTGCCGCACTGGACTGTCATACTGAGCTGATTGAGCTAAATTTTTTCTTTTCTCTTGTGCCTCTGCGCGACACAATCGGAGAAAACATGTTAACCGCTATGTATTCGCCGGCATTCATACAATTATGAACTATAATTCCATTAGCTGCAAAATTATGGTATGTATCTACTTCAAAATTGTAAGTATCGCCATAACCATAAAATTCAGAAGATATTACTTTATGATTAACCATTTGCGCAAGTTTTAGTTTATCACGGTAATTGCGCTGCCTGTTTTTACAGTTTAAACAAAACTTCTGCCGCTTTATTCCAGAATATACTTGTCCGCATATCAAACATATTTTATCGGAACGTTCCGTTTGATGACGGGCTTTCATATATCGGCTCATTCTGTTTCTGCATTCTATCGTCCAAGAATTAGTTGAACCGTTTGTAATCTTTCCTTCCTTGCGCATTCTATCATATACGCCTTGCATATGTTTTTTTGCTTCTATTTGCTCAAGATTATCGGGGGTATTATTACGGGGGTTTCCATCCTTATGATGAATATGATATCCTTGCCTAAGATTTTCATTAAACCAATTATATATATATCTATGTTCATCCACAATAGAGCCGTCGTTTAAATGTATAATTGTATGCCCTTGATAACTACGCTGCTTTTCATAAAATGGCATTAACTCAATCCCCGGAATTAAATCCTTTAACTGTCTATATGAACCATCACGAAGCATTATCAGATGATCGGGCGTGGCAATCAATTCTCCATTATCAAAAGTAAGTTTCCACAACTCAACATTAAGTTGCGTCTTTCGGCAATCTCTTGCTTTTGCTGGAATAAGGCGCTTACTAAAACTATCATAAGAGTAGGTTATAAATTCTTTGCCGACTAAATCTTTAATAGGATACCAGCCGGATAAAGTCCTTATTTTACTGTCCCCTGAAAGACAATGTTCATAGAAACCGTCTTTAAATGGCTGTTCGAACTTCTGGATTATCTGCTGGCCCGGCTTCATCTCTGGGTAATGATAACCGCCTAAGAAGCCGTCATTGGCTATTTTGCAGTACCGGCGGTCGACCATTAACGATGGCTTCCCGGCCACCAGAAGCGATAGTTTATGCTCTATGATCTCTTTGCGCAGCCGGTATTCTGATGTTTTATAATGGATATTTATACCTTTTGAAGAAAGTATCTGCCAGGAAGTAAATTCCGACTTATCGTTTTTTTGAATACAAGCCGGATCGCCGAAGTGTATACAGTTTGAACCCGGGTAGTAGAAATTTATCTCCTGCTTAACCTTGTCGGCAAACTTATCTATGGTTATATCCGTTCCGATTATCTCACGCAGCCAGCACCAGCGATCTTGAAAGTCTATCTGCGTTATGAGGCACGCCGGGTGATGATAGCCAAAGTCCCAGCCGCATATTAGATCCCTGCCGGGTATCCATT